GGCTTCCGATTGGTTGGAGGCAAAGCGGACCCAATTCGCCTCGCACGTGGTCACCTACGTGCGGGGCGAACGGTCCGTGGAATTGCCTGCCACGATCGGAAAAACCACTTTCGAGGTTGATGATGGCTATGGAGTATTGGTGCGGCATGAATCTCGGGATTTTTTGATCCTGACAGCGGATTTGATTTTTAACGGCCAACAAGAAGAACCCCAGCGCGGCGACCAGATCCGGGAGACACAAAACCAGCAGCGTTTTGTTTACGAGGTGTCCGCTCCCGACAAAACGCCTTGCTGGCGATACTCCGACGCGTTTCGCAAAACCTTTCGCGTCCACACCAAGCAGATTGAACAACAAGGTGCAATATGACTGCCGTAGCCGTTCAGATTGCCGATGCCGTAGTGGCTGAGTTGAACGCCCACACGTTTAGCCAGCCGTTCCGTGCCGTTCGTGCCTATCTGCCGGAGTACAAGCTTGAAGACATGGGCACATTGCATGTCACCGTGGTGCCGGCGGAGTTTTCGGGGGAACCATCCGACCGGACACGTGATCGCGAGGAACACAAACTACACGTCGCCGTTCAGCAGCGATTCAAACCCCAGGATGGCGCCGTTTCGATGGCCAGTCTCGACGGACTTATCGGACTCACGGAAGAGATCCGTGATTTTTTGCGAAACGAGCCGCTAACCGATTGTCCTGGTGCCCGGCGCATCAAGACGGAAAACAAGCCGATCTACGACCCCAAACATCTCGCCGAGTCCAACCAGTTCACTGGTCTCTTGGCGTTCACCTATCAAATGGTGCGTTGATGCCAAGCAATCGAAGACTACAGATCGATGCCGTCGTCCGGATGACGAAGATGTTCTTCGATCGCCGTGCGGTGATCGATGCTGTCGGTCGGGCCAACGCGACGGTCCTTACTAAGGCGGGGGCCTTCATACGTCGCTCAGCCAAGGGGAAGATTCGCTATGCCAAAGGCGTGTCGAAGCCCGGCAATCCGCCTCATGCACACGAGTCGAAAAAACACGGCAAGGATTCGCCTCTGCGCGAGTTGATTGTCTTTGCCTACGACGATGCGACCAACTCGCTCGTGGTGGGGCCGACGCCGTTTCAGGGGCCGGCAATCGCTCCGCGGGTGTTGGAACTCGGTGGAACGGCCCCTGCGCGAAAGAATCCCTTTCGACGGATTCGCAAAGTCGGCGATGGCGGAGAGATCCGGATTGATGGCCCCACGTCACGCTCGACCAAGAAGAATCGGTTTGGCGCTCGGGTTACCTACGTCCGACTGCGAACGCAGGCCCAGGCCGATCGCGCCAACCAGTTGCAGGAACTTTTGTATGGACCGCTTACGATCGGTCCGGTCTCGATCGCAGCCCGGCCGTATATGGGTCCGGCGCTTCAGGACAACTTACCACAACTGCCGAGAATGTGGGCCAATTCGGTTCAGTAATCAAGGAGAAATGAAAAAATGTCCGTCGACCTGTCGCTAGACGCCAAACTGTATCGTGGTGAGGCCGGCCAGACCGCCTCCACTGAAGTGAACACCTGCAAAGACGTGTCGCTGAAGATTAAGAAGGGCGAGGCGAAGATCAGTAGCCGCGCATCGCGTTGGGCGCTGGTGAAAGGGGCTCTCAAAGAAGCGGAGTTCACGGTGGCCTTTGGGTCGGATGCCAGCGATGAACACCTTCAGGCCCTGATCACGGCCTTTATCAGCGACACACCGTTGGCGCTTTTGATCGCCGACCGTGCGAGTGGACAGGGGCTCGACGCTGATTTCGAGATCTTGGAGATGGACGACGATCAAAAGTTGGAAGAGCAGGTCACGATCAGTTTTACGATCAAGCCCACGTATGTCAGCCGCTATCCGACGTGGTCCGGCGGTGGTTCATAAGCAATAGGAGCATTCATCCATGAAGACATTTCACGATACCGCCGGCCGTGAGTGGGCCATAGCCATCGACGTCAACGCCATCAAGCGTGTGCTCAAGGCTCCGATCGATTATCTGGGCGAGCCGATCAAAGTCAATCTGTTGGCGCTCGTTGAGCCCGACAGCGATCTATTGAAAAAGATCGTGGCGTATCCGCCGTTGGTCTGCGACATTGCCTACGCTCTATGCAAACCGCAGTGCGACGAGAAGAACATCAGCGACGAAGATTTTGGCCGAGCCATGGGCGGCGACGTGTTGGAAAAAGTCTTGGACTGCCTGATTGAGGAGACCATCGATTTTTTCCCCGAGAGCCGGCGGGCGATCTTACGCAAGGTGCTGGAGAAGGGGCGGGCATTCGACCAGAAGGTGAAGTCGTTGCGGGCGACACGGCTGGCGACGGGGGAAGTGGACGCGATGATCGACCAGTTGCTCCAGACGGAACTCCAGAAACTCGAAACACCGCTGAGCAATGGTACTGGTTCTGCTGGGAGCTTGCCGGCATCATCGGCGTCGATCCCGGTCCCCGAACACTCGCCGAGTTGATGGCGATGGCAAAAGGTCGCCAGCAGGCCGAATGGGAGCGGACGGCGCTATTGGCCGCGATTGGCGCGAACCCATATCGGGATGCGAAGAAACAGAAGCAACCGTTCGCGCCCGCCGACTTCAACCCGTTCGTCGATCGGCCGCCAAAACCAGAGAAGCCCAAGATCAAGATCAGCGTCGAGTGCCTGAAAGGGCTTTGCAAGAATATCAATTAGGTCCACATGGCCAAGGAGGATTGCATCGCCATGAAAACGAAAACGCTCTGGCTCCTCGGACAATACAGATACGGCGAATGTCCGAATTGCGTCTGGGATTTCCAAGGGATTTTCGACACGAAAAAACAAGCCATTTCTGCGGCTGGAAAGGGCGGGAATCCGTCCTATTTTATCGCGCCGGTGAAGCTCAACGTGCTTCTTGGCGATGATCCGGTTCCATTTGATGGCTGCTTTTGGCCGAACGCGCCAACAGATTCTACCAATAACCATTAATGATCGCTGATTTCCTATGTCTGCTGCAGGTGCAATTCGAGCGGGAGCCGCCTATGTCGAGGTTTTTCTCGAATCGAACCGTGTTACGCAGGGACTCGCGGCGGTTCAAGCGAAGATCCGCGGCTGGTCGGCTTCGCTCAGCCGGCTCGGTTCGAGCAGCTACGGCGGCGAACTGCCCGAGCCCTTTGCGGCAATCGCTCGGTTCGCTTCTTCACCGGCGGGAATGTTTGCTGGGCTATTGTCGGCCGCCAAAATGGCCGCATCCGGTGGTAATGCAATGCAGTCGCTGGCCGAACGGGCCGGCACGAGCGTCGAGGCGATTTCTTCCTTGGCCTATGCCGCCCGGCGGAGCGACGTGGCCGTCGAGAGCCTGGCTGCTGGCATTCGCAAGATGCAGGTGAACATCGCTGATGCCGCCCGTAGTGGAAAGACCAGCCAAGAGGTGTTGGCCGCATTGGGGCTTACGGCCGGACAGTTACAGAATCTCTTGCCGGAGGAACAGTTCAAGCGGGTTGCCGACCGGATCGCCGCCATCAAGAATCCGACCGAACGGGCTGCGGCGGCAGTCAAGATATTTGGTCGCAACGGGACAGATCTCTTGCCGTTGCTCATGCAGGGCTCGGACGGTATCGGCCGATGGGAAGCCCGCGCTCGAGCCCTTGGCATAACGCTCAGTGGTGAAGCAGCGGAAGGGGCCCGGCGGTTTTCATTGCTGTTGGGCGACCTGACCGATGTTTTGCGGAGTGGCGTTGCGGTGATTGGCGGGGCCATGTTGCCCTACCTCGATAGCATGGTAAATCGCATCATCCGGATCGTCACGACCGTCCGGGACTGGATCAAGGAGCATCGTGGGCTGGTCGTCGTACTGCTGCAAGTCACCGGTGCGATCGTCGCCGGCGGTCTGGCACTAACCGTGTTTTCTGCAATTTTACGAAACATCGCCGGCGGCATCGGCATCTTGCTTGGGGTGATCCACCTGTTGGGTTCAACAGTGGTCATGGTCGGGTCGGTGCTGGCTACGACGTGGTCCGGGGTGGTTGCTGCGATCGGCGCTGTTGGCGCCGCCTTTGCCGCACTATCGACCGCTCAAATCTTTGCATTCGCCGCCATCTGGGCTGGTATCGGTGCAATCTTGTATTTCACCGCGGCGTTGGGAAATACCATCAGTGGCGTCGCTGCCGCCTTCCGTTCTCTCGCCTCTGACTTGATGGCCACCTTCGGCGCGATCGGCGACGCCCTCTCGGCCGGCGACATTGCTCTGGCCGCCAAGGTGCTTTGGGCAATGCTCAAGATGGAGTGGCAGAAGGGCGTCAATTGGCTCACCGAGACATGGATCGGCTTCAAGGAGATTTTTGTCGGCACATGGACGGACGCTGTCTACAACATCGCTCGCATCATGACCAGCGGCTGGGCCATCCTGCAACAAGGTTGGAACGGTTTGGTAACGGGCATGAGTGCAGCCTGGACGATCTTTACCGATTCGGTAGTTTCCGGTTGGAGTTCCGCGTCGAACTGGATCAGCAAGCGTTGGATCGACCTGATGGCGTTGCTGGGGCAGTACGATCCCCAAACGGCCGAGGGTGCAAAGAAGATTCTGGACGAGGATTTCAATCGGGCAAGTCAGGCACGGCAGCAGGAAACGCAACAGAAGTTGGC